ATGGGCACACAATAGAGCAAACACAAATAAGATAGTGGGTGTTTTCAACGGAGCAACTTTTGTTGATCCAACTGGAAAACCTTCTTGGGCTAATGGTTTGATTGCAGGTCAATTGACTTCAGTTGACTACAACACAGGTAGTGCAAATATCACTGCTTTTGTAAATACAAACTCAGCACAAGAATACACAGTAAGAGCTGACGCAGCATTATCCAATGCTAGTTTCAATACATTGACTAACACAGGTTTCAACTTAAATAACGTTGGAGTAGGTGTAGATGGTCAATCTGATTCTACATTAGATATACCAGGTGCAGCAGGTCTAGCTAACTATATGTGGAAAATTGTAAGATCAGCAAATGTTGTAAATCAGAATGACTTTTTAGTCGCTGGTGCAGACGTTGTTGTGTCATACAATCCTCAAGCTAACCAATATCAAGCATAACCCAAATAGGAGTATATAAACAATGGCAATATCAAGAGCACAACTAGTTAAAGAACTAGAGCCAGGTCTAAATGCATTATTTGGACTTGAATATAAACAATACGTAAACGAAGCAGCGGAAATTTTCGATACGGAATCATCAGACAGAGCTTTCGAAGAAGAAGTAATGTTATCTGGTTTCGGAAATGCAGCAGTTAAACCTGAAGGCCAAGGCATTCAGTTCGACGATGCACAAGAAACATTCACTGCTAGATACACTAACGAGACAATCGCATTAGCGTTTGCAATCACAGAAGAAGCTATCGAAGATAACTTGTATGACAGACTTGCGTCTAGATATACAAAAGCTTTAGCAAGATCTATGGCAAACACTAAACAAGTAAAAGGCGCTGGAGTTCTGAATAATGGATTCCTTGCAGCTTTTGCTGGTGGCGATGGTCAACCGTTATTTTCAAATGTACACCCAACATTATCTGGAACTTTCAGTAATATGTTGGCAACTGCAGCTGATCTTAACGAAACATCATTGGAGCAATCATTAATTGATATCGCTGCAATGACAGATGAAAGAGGTCTATTGATCGCAGCAAGAGGAATGAAATTAGTAATTCCTTCAGCTCTTCAATTTACAGCTGACAGACTGATGAACTCGCAAGGTCAAACGGGAACAGCAGATAATGACATCAATGCAATTAAGAATATGGGAATGATACCTCAAGGGTACACTCTTAACCATTACTTAACTAATGCAAGAAGATGGTTCATTAAAACTGATGTACCTAATGGTCTTAAGCATTTCAACAGATCACCTATCAAAACGACTATGGAAGGTGACTTTGATACTGGAAACGTAAGATACAAAGCTAGAGAAAGATATGTCTTCGGATTTTCTGACCCTAGAGGTGCTTTCGGTTCAGGCGCGTTATAATCGTTAAGTAATTAAATTTAAAAGGGGCTTTCGGGCCCCTTTTTTTTATGCTATAAGAAAGTAGAAATCATGAAAAAATTCTTAGTTAACATTAGAGCGTATGGATACCATGCAAGATTAGATCTTTTGTGTGAAGATACTGCTGAAGCTATAGAAAATTCTATAGTTGACAAGCTAGGAGAAAAAAGTGTAAGATGGGAAAAAGACGGATTTACAAGTCAGTCTATAAAATGGATAACTTATGAGGAGGTCCAAGATGGAACAATTACAAGACCTTTACAAAGCGAAGAGGTCACTGGAATTGAACTGGGAGCAGGAGCATCTTAACGAGGGTAGATATACTCTTGATATGGTCAAAATAGATCATAAAGTCAGACAAGTAATTGCTGATATTAAGACAAAAGAAGCTGAACTAGCACACCATGTTAGTAAAGTGGAAGACGCTGCACCACAAGTTTCCGTAGCTACTTAGTAAAAAGCTACTATTTTGAAAAACGAACATTCACTATGCAATCTCTTGCACTCTAATCAAAAATCATATATATTTTAATCACTATACATAAACAATAATAAAAATAAATATAGACGCGTATAGTCGACATCCCTAGAGGACTATATTTATGTATTCTAGGAGGAATATAACATGGCAACAACTACATTTTCGGGTCCTATAAAAGCAGGAACGATAAGAAATACAACAGGTACTACAGCTGGAACTAACATGCAAAACACAGGTTTTGTTGTTATGTCTCAACAAGTTCAAGTTGCTTTTGGAGATGAAGGAGCAGACGTAAATACTACTGCTGTAATCCCAGCAAACTCTCAAATAATAGATATTAAAATTAATGTCGAAACAGCATTCAATGATAGTGGTGCAGATTTACTTGATATTGGAGTTGTAGGTAACTCTGATCTTTATGTTAATGATGCTAATATTAGCGCAACAGGTTCTCTTGCATTGGGAACAGCAGCACTTTGTGCAAATTGGCTAGACGTTGGACCAACTGATGTGCAAGTAGCTTTCATTTATAATGGAGCTAACTCTGATGCATCAGCAGGCGCTGGAACATTTACTATTATGTACGCACAAAATATTAATATTACTGCGTAATAACTAAATTTTATTGTGCTCCTTCGGGAGCATAATATTAAAAAAAAGGAAAAACTATGCCAAATAATTCGTTCGTAGCATCGAAAACATTTTCAGCAGTAAATGCTGCAGTAACCACTTCGATAGCTGCTGTACAAACTACAGCCGCTAACGCTAATCTTGTTTTAAATTCTAATGCAACTTTAGGAACTGGAACATCAACTGATGTTAATATGCCAGGAAATATTGCATCAACAGTTACACTAACTAGTGCTAATAATTTAAGTGCAGTTAATATTACCATTGAAGGAACTTTAGATGGAGTAACTACAATAGAAACTAGAGTAGGACCCAATGCTAACACTGTAACTACAACTCAATCATATACAACAATTACTAAAATTTCAGGTAGTGCTGCTTTAACAGCAATAAGTGTTGGAAACACAGCAACCGCACTTGGAACAACTAATCAAGGAATAATTTTTGCAGGAGCAACTAGAGTAAGAGGAATGCATGGAACTGGTTCAGGAACTGCAGGCTTAATTAGTTTTATTACACCGACAGGTCTTATAATTAGTCAATTCGGAATGTCTAACGTAGCTGCCGGAGATGAAACTTTAGATCCATATATTCCAGATAATGGTTTATATTTTAAAGATGGAGCTATTGTAAATCTAGGTGGAGCTGTTGGTACATTGACAGTATTTTTTGACGGTCCAAATCCAAGTTAGGAAAGCTAATGACAACTTCTGGAACAATAGCATTCAATCCGCCGATTGATGAAATAATTGAAGAAGCGTATGAAAGAACAAATATACGTGGAACCAGAACTGGTTATCAATTAAAAAGTGCTAGACGTTCATTAAATATTTTATTTTCTGAATGGGCTAACAGAGGTCTTCAACTTTGGTCAATCAAACAAGCTTCAGTTAATCTTGTTCAAGGAGTAGGTACTTACAGTACCGCAGCAGGTAGTACAGGATATCCAACAGACATAAGTGATGTTTTAGAAGCATGGATTAGAAATAATTCAAGTGGAACTTCTGCCGATGTGTCTTTAACTAAAATAGATAGATCTCAATTTGCAGCACTTCCTAATAAACAAGTACAAGGAACACCATCACAATACTATGTGGATAGATTGGTTGCCCCAACAGTAAGTCTTTATTCTACACCAAGTGGAAGTTTCTCAAGTGTGGGAACACCAACTAATTTTCAATTATGTTTTTTTTATCTAGCAAGACTTCAAGATGTTGGAGCATATACAAATACTGCTGATGTAGTATATAGATTTTACCCATGTATGATTTCAGGACTAGCTTACTATTTAAGTATAAAATATTCTCCCGATAGAACAGAAGGTTTAAGATTATTATATGAAGATGAACTTATGAGAGCACTTAAAGAAGATAGTCAAGGAACATCATCTTATATTTCACCAATGACATTTTATGGAGATGGAGTATAATGGGAGTATACGCAACAGGAAGAAATGCATTAGCAATTTCAGATAGATCAGGATTAAGATTTCCTTATTTAGAAATGGTTAGAGAATGGAATGGTGCACTAGTTCACTTTTCAGAATTTGAAGCTAAACAACCTCAACTTGATCCACGTTACGTTGGTGGAGATGCACAAGCTTTATTAAATCCAAGAGTTCAAAGAGCTTCAACAGCTGGTTTAATTTTATTAGATAACAATCCTTTTACTACTGTAATTTCAGGTGGAGTAACTTTTGTAAATGTTTACTCTGTTGCTCATCAAAGACTTACAGGAGATGTTGTAAGATTAAGAGGAGCAGTATCTCAAAATCCAAATCCTGGAGCAGGTGGACCAGATGCACGTAATTTACAATTTTTTAGTCCTATTCCTAGTATTGATGGTGTAACAGACATAGACAGAGCAGCTGGATTTACAATTACAATTGGTAAAAAGAATGCGGATGGAACAGTTACTACTACTCCTAATTCTACACCTACAGAAATTTTAACAACACCAGAAAGTTTTTTCTTCTTTACTAGTGCGAATACTGCTACAACAGGAGGAATTTCAGGAGGCGGACAATTTTGTTCTGCTGGACCTGTAATTTTAGAGGCATTATAATATGGCATATACTTTAGCAAATTTATATTCAGATGTAAGAGCTTATACAGAAGTAGGAAGTTCTGTTTTAACTGATGCTATATTAACAAATATAACTAAAAATGCAGAAAATTCTATTTTTAGAGCTATAGATACAGACCAAGAAAGATTTTACGCAACATCAAATTTAACTGCGGATAATAGATATATGTCTATACCTTCTAATTTAAGATTTATTAGATATGTACAAGTAACAGATGGTTCTGGAAACCAAGTTTATCTTGAACAAAGAGATACAAGTTTTATGGTAGAATACTATTCAACACCTAATACTTCTTCTACAGATTTACCTAAATATTATGGTAATTGGAATGAAACAACTTGGGTAATAGCTCCTACTCCAAATGCTAATTATGCAGTTACTATGTCTTATAATAAAGAACCAACTAGCTTAACTGATTCTTCAGTTAGTTCTGCAGGTACTTATTTATCAAATAAATATCAAGATTTAATTTTATATAAATGTATAGCAAATGCATATGGGTACTTGAAAGGACCCGCAGATATGTTACAATACTACACAGGGCAATATGAAAAAGCCTTAGAATCGTATGCGATCGAACAAATTGGTCAAAGACGCAGAGATGAAGACATCGATGGAGTTCTTCGCGCTCAATTACAATCTAAAACACCATCTAGTTACGGAAACAACAATTAAGGAGAAAATAAAATATGGCAAATATAGTACCTTTCGCTTTTAAAGGAGAACTCATGTCTGGAACTCACAATTTCAGTGCAGGGGGTAATACTTTTTTTCTAGCGTTATACACAGCTAATCCATTCACAACAGCAAGTACAATTTATGTTACAACTAGCGAAGTATCAGGAGCCGGTGGTTCTAACTACACAGCTGGTGGAAAACAATTACAAAACCAAGCAGTAGGAGCTGCAACAGCAACAACTACAGTTGATTTTGATAATTTAACATGGGGAGCAGCAACAACAGGCGCTGCAACTTTTGGAGCAGCTTTTGCGGCAATCTATAATTCAACTAATGCAGATAAAATAGTTGTAGTTTTAGATTTTGGTGGAACAAAAACGGCAACCAATGGTGATTTTACTATTGCGTTTCCTAGTATTGCTGTACCTGCTAATGCAATTTTAAGTTTAACATCATCATAGGATT